TTTTTCTAGTATTACCTCAACAGGTGGTGGCTTTGGCGGAGTTCAGGGTCAATCTGGCGGCACAGGAACTGGCGCTGGTGGTTCTGGTGGTTCTGGCGGCGGTGCTAGTTACGCTCAAAGCGTAGGTTCTGGAAATACGCCATCTACAAGCCCATCTCAAGGAAACAATGGCGGTGGAAGTGTTTTTTCTGGGGCTTTTGGTGGTGGCGGCGGCGGCGGCGCAAGCGTTGTTGGAGTTGATGGAACAGCTTCTTCTGGTGGTAATGGGGGCGCTGGTACTGCCTCATCAATTACTGGGTCAAGCGTAACTTATGCTGGTGGTGGGGGTGGAGGTACTTATTACTCTGGTGGCCCATATACTCCGGGTACTGGTGGCGCTGGCGGGGGTGGAAATGCTGGAGCGTATAGCACATCTTCTCCAGTAGGAAATACTGGTGGAAATGGAACTGCAAATCTTGGCGGAGGCGGCGGTGCGGCTATGCGCGGAAGCGATAATGCTTTTGACTATAAAGCTGGTGGCGCAGGCGGTAGTGGTGTAGTCATCATTTCATCCCCTGTAGCGGCGGCATCAACCACAGGATCACCTACAGTCACAACCAGCGGCGGCAACACCATCTACACATTTAACTCCTCCGGTTCAATCACATTCTGAGGCACAACATGGCACATTTTGCACAAGTAGAAAACGGCATCGTCACCCAAGTTATTGTGGCTGAACAAGATGTTATTGACTCTGGCTTGTTTGGTACAGGCTGGGTTCAGACTTCATACAACACACATGGTGGTCAGCACCCTGAAGGTCGTCCACTGCGTAAGAACTACGCTGGTGTAGGTTTTACCTATGATGCCCAACGTGATGCATTCATCCCTCCACAGCCATATGCTTCTTGGTTGCTAGATGAGCAGACTTGTCTGTGGAATGCCCCAACACCAATGCCAACAGACAACAAGCGTTACACATGGGATGAGCCAACAACATCATGGGTTGAGGTGATTAATGTCTAATCAGTACCCCGGCGGGATCATCACCAAGAACCCAGCGACTCCGACTGGGCCTTACGAAACAGGTGCGGCTCCCGGCATTTGGACTCTGACCCAACAAGCTGGTTATAAACAGCAAGGGGTATGGCCTATTGCGGGAAATGCTGTGCCTTATATTGAAGATATGTTCCAAACTTATCTTTATACGGGTAATGGCACTACAAACACAATAACCAATGGCATTGATTTGTCTACGAAAGGTGGCTTGGTTTGGATGAAAAGCCGTAGTAACGCTTTTTATCATGGTCTTTATGACACAGTAAGGGGTACTGGAACAGGTACATCTCTTTATTCAAATACAACTGAAGCACAAGGAACAAACTCTACAAACCAAAATTTAACTGCTTTTAACACTACTGGTTTTACGCTTGGTGCAACATCATCAACCAATGCAATTAACGGTAGTGGCGATTCACTTGTCTCATGGACATTCCGAGAGCAGCCTAAGTTTTTTGATGTTGTGACGTATACGGGGGATGGTGTTGCGGGTAGAACTGTTGCACATAATCTTGGTTCAACGCCGGGATGTATTATTGTCAAGAATACCAGTGCTTCTGGGGATTATTGGAATGTTTATCATAGAAGTCTTGGTGCAACTAAAGCCTTGTTCTTAAATGACACACAAGCCGCAGGAACATATGCTAATGTCTGGAACAACACAGAACCAACTTCTACAGTTTTTTCATTAGGCACATCTGGAGAAGTAAATAGAAATGGAAATTCGTTTGTCGCCTACCTATTCGCCCATGACGCAGGAGGCTTTGGCCTGACGGGTACAGACAATGTGATTAGCTGTGGGACTTGGACTGGTAACACAACGGTAAATCTTGGATATGAACCACAATGGGTGCTAATTAAAAGAACGGACTCTACTAGCAATTGGTTTCTTTTAGACGTAATGCGTGGTTGGACAGCAGGGGGTATTTTAAACTTTCTATTGCCAAATTCTTCAGCGGCTGAATCTACAGATGCACAGCCATATTTGACCCTAAACTCAACTGGTTTTGCCCCCGGTTCAGATACCTATTTTCAAACCGGAACATTTATCTACATAGCCATACGCCGTGGCCCGATGAAAGTGCCTACTACGGGTACGAGTGTGTTTGACCCAGAGGCGTACACTGGAAATAGCACGTCTGGGCGAGTGATTACAACAAGCAATCTTCCAGATTTAACAATTACAAAAGCCAGACCCTCTGGATCTTATTGGCCTGTGTGGTTTGACCGACTGCGAGGTGGCGCTCAGATTTCCAGCAACAACACAGACGCTGAAACGGCGCAAGCTAGCAACTATGCTGGTTACATTTCTGCCTATGGCAATTTAGGTTACACACTTACCAGCGGCAGTGGAGGACTTGGATCGTTAAACGATCCGCAAGCGTATATTGGCTATGCGTTTAGCCGAGCCCCGTCGTTTTTTGATGAGGTTTGCTATACAGGTACGGGAAGTACAAGGACTGTGACGCATAACTTAGGCGTTACACCTGAGTTAGTAATAACAAAATCTAGGTCGCAAGCATTGGGTTGGGTAGTTTGGACTACTAGTTTAACAAGCACAAACTATTGGATTCGTCTTGATGACACAATGGCTCAAACAAATTCACCAACTGGGTATGGCGGAACTTTTTCAGCTAGTAATTACACCATTGCTAACGCAGGCCCATACAATGCATTAAATAATACTGGGTCAACTTACGTTGCCTACCTCTTTGCAACTTGCGCTGGTGTTTCTAAGGTAGGTTCATACACAGGCAACGGTTCAACACAGACTATCAACTGTGGTTTTACGGGCGGAGCAAGGTTTGTACTTATCAAACGTACTGACTCAACTGGCGATTGGTACGTTTACGACACGGCCCGTGGCATGACGGTGTTGACAGACCCGTACTTGTGGTTAAACAGCGCAAACGCTGAAGTGGCTACGCTAGGCTCTGTGACCACCGTTGCTACGGGCTTTGCGCTTAACTCAACCATTTTGGCGGCTATCAACACAAACGCGGCAAGTTATATTTTTCTCGCAATCGCATAAGGAATCATCATGCAAATCAGAATCAGAGAAACAGGCGCAGTTGTATTTGACAGCGAGTTTCGCATCTACGCCCAAACACAGGGAGCCGTTTTTGGCACACCCTTGACCGAGGAGTTTATTAATCAGTACGGTGGCGACATTGTCTTTGAAGGCCCACAAGCTACAGGCGGCACGGTCTATCAGTACAGCCAACGCTCTGGCGTAGAGCAGCTTGAAGGTAAGTGGTACACCAAGTACATCCTTGGCCCAGTGTTCACAGACGGAGAAACAACAGCCGTTGAGCAGGAAACTGCCTACAAAGCAATGAAAGACGCAGAGCAGGCTAAATCTATACGCAACTCACGTACAGAAAAGCTCAAAGACAGCGACTGGACACAGATTGCCGACAGCACTGCTGATAAAGTGGCGTGGGCTACATACCGTCAAGCACTGCGCGACATCACGGCGCAAGCAGGTTTCCCTTGGACAATTGACTGGCCTGTCGTACCATAACCCCCATAAGGATAAATCATGAGCAGTACATATTCAAACAGCCTTCGGGTCGAGCTTATTGGCTCTGGCGACCAAGCCGGTACATGGGGAACCACTACCGACAACAACTTTGCCTATATTTTTGATTCGGCAATTGCGGGGATTAACACGGTAACGGTTACCTCAGTAAACCAAGCTCTGACGTATATAAACGGTCCAACGTCCACTGCGGCACTGAATCAGTCTATTTACGCCATTTTAAAATTTAACAGCGCGGCTGCGGCCTCTGCTATCTACGCCCCGCCTGTATCTAAGCAATACATCATATGGAACAACAGCAGTTTTACAATCACCATTTACAACTCAACCGTTATTGGTAACACAACTGCTGCCGGTGCTGGGATTGCTATTGCAGCTGGCGGTAAGGTCATGGTTTGGTCAGATGGGACAGACTTCTATGATGTCCAAGCCCAAAGCTTTACCGGTGTATTGCTTGGAGCCAACGGCGGTACAGGTGTAGCAAACACAGGCAAAACAATCACGCTTGGTGGCAACCTAGTAACCTCCGGCGCGTTTGCAACAACACTTACATCGACCGGCACAACAACAGTTACTTTACCCACTACGGGTACATTGGCTACATTGGCTGGCACAGAAACGCTAACCAATAAAACAATCAACGGGGCAAGTAACACAATTACCAATGTCAGTTTGGCATCGGGCGTGACAGGAACGCTTCCTGTTGCCAATGGTGGTACGGGAACCACTTCTCCTAGCATTGTTGCAGGATCAAATATCACAGTAAGCGGCACGTGGCCCAATCAAACCATAAACTCTACAGCTAGTGGTGGTGGCGGTACTGTTACTTCTGTTAGTGGTACAGGTTCAGCTAATGGGTTTTCTTTAAGCGGTACTGTAACTTCAACAGGTAATTTAACATTAAGCGGTTCACTTAGTAGTATTACCCAGAATGTAGGTATAACGGATGGAGTTGGAATATATACTGGAGGTGCAACTGGCTTTATATTTGGAAACAGTAGTCAAGGTTATCCCAACGCTGTTATTCCTCCAAGTCCCGCTACTTACACTCTTGGTCGAAGTGGGCAGACTTGGTCAACAATTTATATTCAAACCGCTGCGGTTGTTGGTTCTGATGAACGAGATAAAATTGTCCTTGGCCCAACTCTTGGATTAGAGTTTATTACTCGGTTAGAGCCGGTACAGTACAAATTAAAAGTTGGTGGGTATGATGTAAAAGTTATTCCAGATACTAACCCTCCAGAATTCGATAACACCCCAATTCCGGGACGTCGTATTCACTATGGAATGTTGGCCCAACAAGTTAAATCCGTTATTGACGAGTTACAACTTCCAGATTTTGGGGGTTGGGTTTCTAAAACCCCCGCAGACCCCGAAGCAGAGCAGGCATTACGGTACGAGGAATTTATTGCTCCTATGATTAAATCAATTCAAGAACTTAAAGCACTGGTTGACGCACAAGCAGCGCGTATCGCCATACTTGAGTCTAGATAAAACATGTGGATCCTCTCAGCATCCTCTTTGCCGCTAACGCTTGCGTTGCTGCTATCAAGCAGGGGTGTAAGCTTTACAAAGACGCTAAAACGTCTTTCATGGAGATCAAGAAGACTGTCGATGAGGTTGCATCAGATGTCAAAGCAGTCAGAGGATTCTGGGCAAAGCTCTTCGGAACAGCGCCCACCACAAGCTCCAAGCCTGTGGCGAAAAAGAAGGAAGCCTACGTTGCCGTTGACGAAACCCAAGTCATGGCAGACATTGTTGTCCAACTTTCGACGTTCTTTAAGTTGCAAGAACAACTTGCTGACCACATAAGGGAAGAGGAAGAGAAGAGCAGAACTGTCTACGACCCCGATGCTAACTTAATGGAAGCCGCCCTGAAGCGGGTGATGGCTCAAGACCAGATGGCGCTGTTGGAGACGGAGATCAGAGAGGCGATGGTGTACGGCGCTCCAAAAGAGATGGGGGCTTTGTATTCCAAAGTGTTTGATATGCGGGATGTCATCAAGATCGAGCAGGACAGGGCAAGGAAGAAACGGGATGATGAGTCATGGCAACGCAAAGAGGAGGAGCGGCTCCTAAAAGAAAGGCAGGCGTATCTGCTGGCGACTATCCTATTCCTCCTATATATGTGGTTGCTCCTCGGCCTCTTAAGCAGGATTGGGAAATAGTCATGGGTTGGATTGCCGCTTGTTTGCTTATAGTAGCGCTGTTACCTCTCCTTGGGATGTTGTATCTGGATGTGCTAGAAACAAAGCACGAAGCCAAGATTCAGATTGAAAAGATGGAAAAACTGCGTAGAGAAATTGAAAAGGAAAAACGAGATGATTCCAATAGTCGCATCCCTCCTAGGTAGCCTTGCCCAAAACGGCCTTACGCTGCTGTCGTCTGCTATCCAAGCCAAGGGCAAAGAGGTGGTTGAGAACACACTTGGCGTGAAAATCCCCGACAACCCAACCGCAGAAGATGTCAGTAATCTGCGCCAGCTTCAGTTTGAGCATGAGGAAAAGCTCCTTGAATTGGGTATTGAGAAAGCCAAGCTAGAGTTAGCTGAACTTGATCTATTGGCAAAAGCTGCACAAAACGATGCCGACAACATTACCGACCGCTGGGAATCGGACATGGCTTCTGACTCTTGGTTGTCTAAGAACATCCGACCCATGAGCTTGATTGCTATCTTTTCTGGCTATTTCCTGTTTGCCATGATGTCAGCTTTTGGGTACAACGCTAATGAGTCCTACGTCACTTTATTGGGTAACTGGGGAATGCTGATTATGGGTGCTTACTTTGGCGGCAGGACTGTTGAGAAACTTGCAGAAATGAGGAAGAAATGAGCCTTAACACTGAACAAGCTGCATTTTTGCTGGACATGTGTAAGCTAATCCAGTACGCTACAGACCAAGGGTTTGTGGTGACCGGCGGGGAACTGGCCCGTACACCCGAACAACAAGCCATTTATTTTAAGACGGGGCGTTCCAAGACCATGAATTCCATCCATCTAAAACGGTGCGCCATAGATTTGAATTTTTTCAAGGATGGAAAGATCATTTGGGATAAAGCAATCCTTGCTCCACTAGGTGCGTATTGGGAGTCCCTGTATCACAAGAACCGCTGGGGCGGCAACTTTAAGTCTTTGGTGGATTGCCCTCATTTTGAGCGTAATGTAGGTTAAAGATGCCCTTACAAAAATTGCAATTCAGACCCGGTGTAAACAGAGAAAGCACCACGTATGCCAATGAGGGCGGGTATTACGCATCCAACAAAATTCGGTTTCGTTCTGGTCAACCAGAAAAAATTGGCGGTTGGGCAGCTGATATTGGAACAAATAATTCTGCCTTAAAACCAACTACGGGAAAGATTTGGGGTGTCTGTCGTGCGTTGTGGAACTGGCTTAACCTGTCAGGTTACAACTTGTTGGCTCTTGGTACAAATTTAAAA